AGACCACCAGAATGTGTCGCATAGCTGCCACGCGGGTAACTTTTCTCTTCATCAATAAACGGCAATACTTCTAGCTGAAGCGCGTCACGACCATCTTCTCCTTTGGTGGGCTCCGGTGTAGGAAGCGTAGCAACTGCCTCTGCGACTAGTGCATCAACATCGGGTAATTTTGGTGCCTCTGGCGCGGGAAGTTCAGCTACCGCGGCTTTGACCATCTGTTCCAATAGTGGTTTTACATCTTCAGCCGTGACACTTTTCCCCGGTTGTGGCGCTGGAAGCGCAGCAACTGCCTCTGCGACTAACGCATTAACATCGGGTAATTTTGGTGCCTCTGGCACTGGGATAAGCGCTGCGACTTCGCTGGCCAGCGCTGAAATATCCGGTTCTAGAACATCGCTATTCAGGGAGGTGCTTAGTGACGATAGCTTTTCCTCAAACGCCTTATCACGTTCGTTTAGTTGCCTTTCAAAGCTCTCCCTCAGCTCTGATAGCACAGCCCCGAACTCCTCGCTGACGGCCTTAATTATTGCCAGTTCACGTTCATTCATTTGGCAATCATTCCTCTTATCATGGCTTTCATTGCAGACACTTCATCAGAAGACAATGCTTTACTGGCAGGTTCTTCCTGCTGTACCGGTTGCCGTGTGGATGATGTTTTAAAGGGATCACCTGAAGCATCGCGCCGTGCCAGCGCAGAAAGGCTGTAGTTTTGCTGCTGAAGATAGAGTGCATCACCACCATCAACCGGCGGTAGATTCTCTTTTTTGCGCGCTTCGTTCGGCGTGAGGATGGTATTTTTTACCCCTTCCCCAAGGGTTTTCATTCGACGTTCGCTATCCATACGGAGCAGCGCGCCAATATCTAATTCAACGCGTTTTTTAGCATCAAGCTCAAATGTCTCTTTGAGTAACGCCTCGATAGACTCAATTAACACCTGAAGACATTGGGAATAATATTGCTGCTCAAGAGATTCAATGTTGTCGTAAGACGGCATTTCACCAACGCCAACTTTATAAGCAGGAACATGGAATGCGGAACATACCACTTCAGCGGACAGTTTTTGTTGGGCCACAGTTTCAGCATCGACCGCTGACATGCTTATCGATTTATAGTCTGAGCCACCAGAAAGAAGCCCTGTCTTACCCGAGTTCTCTCCTGTGTAGCCGGCATCCCATGCTTCTTTAATTTCCCTTGCTTTAGCTGAGTCCACCGTTCCGGGGACAGTGATTACCCCGCTAGGTTTCCCGCCGTTTTTAAAGAAGAACGCAGAGCTTTCCTGAATATGATTTCCCTGCATAGCTGCTATTGCACAGGCATAGATAGGAGAAACACCAATTAGCGGATGGAAAAGGCAGTTAAAACGATCATGGATAATCTCTCTTGCTGGCACCGTAACTTGTGTTGGCAACCCGCTTATGTTCTCAGGACTAATCTGGTAAAAAACAGAGCCATCATCAGCCACAAGCGGAACCACCTTATCGGGGTCGAGAATGCGCAACTCTACGATGTTTCCAGCATTATTTTTCACCTTCATCACGTAGGTATTACCGCGTGAAAGCTTTGAATTCATCCAAGTTTCAAAAAACTGAATGCTGTTCTGAAACTGGTTTGGCTTATTGATGAGCCTATCAAAACTCGCATTATCAATTTCTTTCCAAATCCCATCTGAATCTTTGGCCTGAACAGATGGTGACATTTTTGAAATATCGCTAGCAATAAGGGTGATACAAGAAAAAATCGCGTGAAAAGAGAGAACCGTGTTGTTATCAACCTCAATATTTCGCTGCCATGCGCCAGCGAATGGTTCCCCGATATGTGAAAAAATCGGCGTCCAACCGCGAGATGATGGTTGCTGTAGCGTTTTTTCTTTCCGCTTAAAAGGATTCCACATCAGCCATTCTCCACGTTAGCTTTCTTCTTTTTTTGTCCACCAGCGCGACGTTCAAGTATGAATTCAGCCATACCGAGTAAAACCAGTACCTTCGCGCACTGGTCGCTAACGTCTTTCTCATCACCGGATAATGAATCATGCGTCCGCTGAAGGTATCTAATTTTTGCCATGAAAATGGCGGGGAAAATCCCCGCCCTCCTGTTTTATTAGCTGGTAGGTGTGGCGCCGTAGTTAACATTGGTGATAACAGCCACGGCAGCCGTGCGGCGACGCTTCCAGTTGATCCAGCGCTCAGCACGGATGGCCACGCTATTAGTCTGGAACATGGAAACCATCTCGGTACCCGTCGGTGTCACGCTGTCACCAGTAGGGTCACTTTCCATTTCAAGCGAAGCTTCACGGGACATATCAACCGCAACACCGCCATCATCGGCTAGATAGATATCTGGTGCATTCAGCAGCGTCAGGTTAGTCCCTGCATACTGAGAAACAATGGCTGGAAGCCCTTGGAAGGTACCGCCCAACAGCGTCATCTCTGGGTACATTTTCTGACCTAACGCATTCTTTTTCATGGAAAGCGCTAGCGCGTTTGTACTGGACATAATCCAAACCCCGCCCGTTGGTTGCAGGTTTGCCACCACAAACTGACCAAAGGCAGCCTCAGCATCTGCGTCCGGATCGCCAGTGGAAGGAATACCGGCAATGCCGTTAGTGATGGATGCTGGTGATACATTGGCAACTTCAGCTTTAGCTGGGTTGATGAAATCAGTATCCAAGCGTGCAATTACCGCTTCTGCCAATGCGTTTCGTACCAGCGCATCTGCGGCTGGGTTAGAAAAACGGATCAGTTCGTCAGTTAGCACCGCAATGGCAGCTACCTTAGAGAACCCAAAGGTAATCGACTCAAAATCAAATTTGGTCAGTGGCTTGGCTTTACCCTGTCCAACCCAGTTAGCCGAACCGCCTGAGGTCTGCGCTGGAATGCGGATATTGAACGGAACTTGACGAAGTGATGGGATAGTACCTTGTCCAAAGCGACCAATGATGGTCTGCGGACGCAAGAACTCAACGAAGTCATTTGCATATTCTTGGTATTCAACCAAGCTACCAGCCCAAGAAGGATCCGTTGTCGTTCCGGCTCCTACTGCAGCTTTCAATACATGATGAAGCTTTGAATCAAGCGGATATTGTTTCTTTGCAATTTCCAGTGCTTCTGAACGGCTTCCGTTAGCCGCTGCAAGCGCCTTCGCAAAGCGCGCAAATGCAATACCCTTTTCAAGCTTTGGCTCAACCTTAATAATGGCTGGAGCACGATTATCCACAACTGAAACCTCTCCAGAAGCCGCTTTAGCGACAGGTTTCGCAGTGGAAGCCATGTTATTTTCCATATCACGAAGACGTTTGAGATGTTCATCAACGGATTTCACTTCGGAGGAAATGTTGTCGTACTGCTCAGTTTCTTCTACGTCCAAAGTTCGACCTTCATCAGCGGCTTTACTCATGATGTCGCTCAGTGAACCGGCCAGCGCAGCACGTTTGTTTTCAAAGCTTTTGATCTGCTCTGCGATATTCATAGTTTTTCCTTTATTTCCAATAGATTTCTTTGCTGTAGCGCCAGCAGATGAGGTTGTTGTTTCGGCCGGAAGTTTCTGTGTGCCTGACGCGGCGAGTAACTGGCGATCGAAAGATTTAACAGTTTGGATAGAGCACTCAGCATTAGCCGGAATGGTTACCGCCGAGACTTCAAGCAAATCCCAAGATAAGAAGCGGATCCCGCCCTCATCCAGAAATGAATACTCAATAGGGCGAAAGCCGATAGATAACCCACGCACCAGACCTGCCTTAATGGACGCCCACGCCTCATCAAGACGGGCCGCAAGCTGGGATGGCATATCGGGGGTTGGCTTAACCAGCTTCGCTGTTATCTGTAAACCCTCTTTCACCATCTTCGGTGTACAAGTGCCAATGGGTTGAGAGCGATCGTGTTGCCAAAGGAACGGCGTATCACTGCGAAATGCTGCACCTCCGGGCTCAAGAATGTCACCATCTCGATCTGGCGATGGCGTGGAGGCAATGCCGGTAATAACCCTCTCATCCTCGTTTACCGATTTCACCGTCATGAGGGTGCATGCGCGATTAAGCGTCATTTACTGACCTCCAGATATGAAAAAACCCGCCGTGGCGGGTCATTAACTGACATGTTCATCATATGAAAAATACCTGATAGTCCTGCTTCTTCGCTTCAGGATTCAGCGCCATCAGCGAAACGGCGTTAAACAATGCCATTAGCGGGTCAATTTTCCCCTTGCCGCTGGCCTGTTTGGTTATGAGTATTGCGTTACCTTTTGGCTCAACGCGAGCGTTACCGACACACCAGGCCATCATGGGTTGACCACCATGAACCAAAACCCCCTCAGCCAACTTCCGCTCAGTAGTTTTTATCGCACCGCCAAGCCGCCAGCCCTGACTTACACCGACAACGGATTCGGCAGGTATTTCTACCTCTGTTAGCGCATCAAGTATTGAACCGACGCCAGACGGGTCAATGCCCACTTTATCTAAGAGATCTGCCTCATGAATACGTCCGACATAATCAGCAAGTTGTTCGGTGTCCTGTCCAACTGAGTCAACAATCGTCAGATCACCATCTCTCTGAAAGTCCAATAACCGTGAGGCTTCGCTTTTACGGCGCTCCAACACGATTTTATGAGCCCATGCGTGACACCAGCAAAGCCATTCGCGGGTTTCTTTGTCTCGACCAATCGCTGATAGACCAAGTAAGTCATCAAGTCCACCACCATCGATACCGACAGTGATTACCTCTGCTCGAAGCAGAATTTCATCAAAGCTTACTTCACGAATTTGCTGTTCCCAGAAATCTACACCAGCCCAACGATCACTACGCAGATTCAAACCAATCTCAATATTGAGATGTTTGGCTAAAAATTGTTGCAGCGTGCCGTCTGTCTTTGTCTGGTTTTTACGTAGTTGGTCTTCAAGCCACTCTGCATTTACCGAACGCCCCATATTGGGATTTGTAATGTAAAAATTTTCAGGCAGAAGGTATTTTTTGCTTTCAACCATCGAATCTGGGAACTCATAAAGAATACCTAGAGTTTTACGATCCGGTATTTTCCCATCACGAACATCTCGCCAATACTGAAGTTTTTCTTTGAAAACCCCCGCTGGCGGCTCATCACTTTGGGTGGTCAGGAAGATCACCCACCCCTCATCTCGCGACACCTGCCCGCCGAGGGCTTCCATAAACATAGCTTCAGCATTTTGCCGTTTACCAAACAACCAGAGTTCATCGACCAGAATTCGCCCGGCCTTCTTGCCCGAAACTGTATCGGTATCAGCGGCCACAACCTTCAGGGTATTGCGCGTGACGCGGTGTGTTATCGTTCTAATATGGTCCTGAATCTGGAACATATCCGATAATTCCTCGTCAGCGCGGATCATCCCCGCAGCCGGTTTAAAACTGTTATCGGCAACTTCTTTCGTTGGTGCCAGAATGAGATGCTCCTCATCTTCACGCCAGCACAGGATCACCGCCGTCAGCATAATGCCTGCGGCGATGGTCGATTTAGTGTTCTTTTTGCTGATCAGTAGGCCATATTCGCGAATGAGCTGCTTTCCCGTCTCAGCGTCATACCCACCAAAAATAGCTCTGACGAAATCGAATACCCATTGTTCTGAACATTCACCGAATGTCGGCTTGCCCGGCAAATCGGAAACTCGGAGCTCTTTAAAAATGCCAAGGGCATACTCTGCTTGATCGACAAATATCGGAGGAGGAATAATCGACGCCCTTTCAACTAGGCGTTTTTCCCAGTCTATGCAGGCCGTGGTCCACTCAGTCATGGATTACCCCTTGTTATTTACGACAAGCTTCGGCGGTGCCATCGCACCAAATTTGCTGGCACTGGCTGCCGCTTTTGCCGCCGTGTTACGTGCATCCTTTTTACCACCCTCACCTTTTTTAGGATGTATATAAGGAAGCATAGATTTTGCTGCATCCTTTCTGGTGAGAATATCTTTGGTTGGGTCGTTCATGACATCCCTAAGAAACTCCAGCGGATCATCATAAGCCGCAACTTCTTGGCTTTTTTTCTCAGGTTTATCTTCAGGGGTGTTTACCGTTGGGGTATTAACATTTCGGCGGTATACAGGAACCTCATCAACTTCAATTTTTTCCGTCTTTTTTCGCCCAATAAACGCGATGACTTCCGGGTCTTTCGCAAGCTGCGATCCCTTTGAGCGTGCGGACTTCTCCGAATATCCCGCATTAATGGCCGCCGCTTTTTGAGATATCCCTGTCATCAGCGCAAGAGCAAATTTTCGCTTCTGCCCTGTTAACATGTTTATACCCTCCAAAGGGGGATTTTTTCTGTGCGTGAGAGAGGTGGCGGTGTCCAGCCCGATCGAGGTTTACTTTTGTTGATACCCCCCCCACTATGCCGTTCATATCAAATGACAACATACCGGCTATCAAAATCTGATGCTGGTACCGAGTACTTCATTGCGACATCATCAGGCTGTCCTGATGCGGCTTCCCTTGCCGACTTCCCACCATGGCAATCGGTGCACAATGTCCAAAGGTTAGTTTCATCGTTAGTGCCACCGAATTGAAGTGCGATGCGGTGGTCGAGTTGGCTGTCATACAGATCGACAACACGCTGACACATACAGCAGTGACCGCCGTCACGCTTGTAAATCCTGCGCTTCATGCCCACCCTAGCGCTACCGCTGATGCGGCGTTGCTCGCTATAGACCGGTTTAAGTTGGCGAGTTTCGATGGCTTTCAGTCGTGGCTGCAGCGTCTTTAACTTAGCCATGTAACCTCCACGCTTTCCTTCGCTCAGTCCTTGGCATCCCGTCTTGCGGTACCTCAACGGACCGGCCGTCTGCATGGTCAACGAGCGAGTAGCATGGGTAGACCACAGAACCACCATGCGCATCACCTACCGCATAGTCTGCTGCCTTACTGCTATCCCATCTTGCCAGCACACGTGGTAGATGTTGCAGGGGGACGCTGTAGCACACTCCATGAATCAACCGAGGCATAGTGATAAAGTCAGTGCGACTCTTATCTGCAATGATCAGCCTCTCTGCTATTTGCATCTGATACTGTGGTGGCCTGCCGGTGCCCAGATAAAAGCTAACGAGGTTTTCAGGGAAGCGAGCTAACCACTCAACAACGGCTGCATGGAATTGAGGCACCGGTAATGCATCATCTTCAAGCACTACCACCCGACAAGATTGTTCAGCAGCCCATTCAAGCGCACGGCGATGATTCCAGTTCGCGCCGTGGTCACCACTATCAACGAGTAGAACAGCACCCAACGACTCAGCCAAACAGAGTGCCTGCTTGTAGCGTGAGTGGTGCCCAACCACTACAAACTTAATCTCTTCAGCCACCGTAAATTCTCCAATAAAAAAGCCGCGCAATGGCGGCGAATGTTTAAGCATCAGAGTGTTACTGTGCCTTACCCCTTGTTACTATGTGTGTTCAGCCCGTCTATGCCCTAACACAGACGTTCACAATAATGAGGGATGGCTGTTTACCTCTGAATAAGGAAAAGGTATGGGAAAGTTTTCTATTACTTCTATTCGCGACATTGACTGGCAATCCGATCCGGCAAGGCCGGGTAACTGCAACGTTACAGTTGGCCTCAATACACCTGTCGGGTTCGTGCAAATTACATTTGACCCCGGCGAACTAAATATCCGGAAAGCTACTATCGAAGAACTTGAAAAAGTTGCTATTGAGAAGTTCCACGAGCGCTTAGAGCATTAGAATCAATATAGGCACTAAACTCATCAATTCTGTTTCTTAGAATTTGCTCAAGTCGGGCAAGTTGTTCGTCTTTATTGCTTACCCGACTTTCTAGGTCTTTAATGTTGTTCTCAAGTGATTCAATACGTTTCTCAATACTCATATGGCTCCCCTCACTATTTATGACGCCACCAGGCGCTCTCCTTACCAAATCCATCAGTTTTGAAAACGGTATGCACACGCGGACCTGTTACGACACGATCGCCAAATGACTTAGCGACAATACCGAACGCGCCCATATCAACGGATGTAGACGGTGCTTTCTCAATACCCCAGAACCGTTGGCTTTCGATGCGGTAATACAGACGAATGATTCGATGAGCAAACTCCATAACATCTTCACGACATCCACCAAGCAGTCCGGCGTTGAGCAGTGCCTCAGCTTTATGCTTATCGAAGAATGAATGGTAAGTCTGCCCATAGTGATTCTTCTTCATCCATGGATCCGAATATGTCTTAGCTTCGGAACCAACGTAAATTTTACCGGGCTCCATCTCATCCCATGGCTCGCTTAACATCTCAACATCGGTACCATCGGTACACCAGACGAGATGATATTCAGGATGAGCCCGCAGGTGTTGGTAGATGTGCAACCAGCGCGCAAAGTATGGACTCATACGCAGAGCAGGAACCTCGTATAGGCCAGCGCCTGTTGGAGATTCTTTCAACTCATCAGCAAGGACAATTGGCAGCGCGCCAGTTATAGAATCAGCCCACGCTTGCAGCAGTTGCGGATCCGCCTTCATGCTGACAACACGCTGAGGGTCTGGCTGGCTCGTCAGTAACGTGGTGAGAACTAGGTTCGGATTCCGAGAGTAAGATGCAAAACCGGTGTATCCGGTATCACGGCGGCCGTTATAAATGCCGACGTTGCGTTTCACCAACGCCTCACGCTCAGGCCGTGGGACTGAACGATTTACCTGCTCATGCTCATCGAGCGAATAAATCAGCTTTTCCGAGCCGACCACATCAGCAAAGGCCCACGTGGTTAATCCAGCATTATGAATGCGCAACGCCAAATCAGGATGCTCATACATACCACGGCCATAGATAGGATCGAAACCGCCAACCTTCTCGATGGCGCTGCGATGGTAATACAGCATCACGCCGCGCTGACCGGTATAAGCAACGTGCTTATTGTCACGATACAGCTCGGCCATATCGTTCAATTTCTTCGGCCCTGCCAAATCTTTGAACTGATAAGCCAGATGGGGTTCGGGAGATTCGATGTAAGGGACATGCCAGTTATCAGCGATGGGCCATGCATCATCGTCCCATAAAAATAGATGTTCACATCCTGCATCCACCAGCGCTTCAAGGCTTCGATTCTTGGATGCCACAATACCGAGGGATTTTTCGTGCCGTATAAGCTGAATACCATCAGGAACTACGGCGGCAGGTGCTGATCCATCATCAATAACAACCACCAGCGCACTTGGCGGTAGATATTTTTGGTGTTGTTCTATAGCGCGAGACAGAACATCGGCGCGGTTGTGGGTGGTGATCGCAATACCGATATGCCCGACAGCGCTGCATGCAGGGGCAAATGGGACACCATTGATGATGACCTGCATGATTTAACCCTTAATGGCACGATGGATAATCCCACCAGGGCGACACTCAATTTCAATAGCTTCGCGAACAGCATCCTGATTAGCAGTAGCGTTTTTGATGATTTCGCTAACGTTGGAATCCACGCCTGAATAGAGAGAAAATTTATTAACGGTAATTTTATCTCGAGAGATGGCGGCTGGCTTGATAAACACTTGGCCATTGATAAGCTCAAAGGCTTTGCTGTTTTGTATTAGATCGTCAATTTCAGCTAACTTTTTTTCAAGTTCACTGCTGTCAACTTCAACCTTAATGCTCAGTGTCTGGCTTGGTTTTGTTTTTGCAGCGGTATCTTTGGTTTTTTCTGCCACTGGTCCTTCAACAGATAAAAACTGAGGGAAATACTCAGGAATACCGTTTACCGTCATCCGAGAACCCCATGCATCATATTGAGCAGTTCCGGCTGGATTGGTGATTTGATAACCGTTATCCATAACCGTTATTTTCATTGTTAGCATCATATCTTTCAGCGATAAGTGTTTCATTTAGAATAATCCTCTATATGTGAAAGTTGCGCCCCGCGTAATTCAGAGACAACCCGCATTAAAAACAGTGCATTTATCCTGAAATAACGAATGGCCAAACTGATAAATCAGCAGAAAATAAAAAGGCCACCAGCGGTGACCCCATGTATTTCGGTGTTCTTTTGGCATTATCACAGGCACTCAGTGAATGCCTGCTGTAATGCTTATATGAATTACGATACTGATGCTGTTTCACAAGCCTTATCAGCACGGCAAATGACCCGAACGGTCTTATTATCAAGCGTGGTGATAAATGCCTCATTGCCACGATTAATCTCAATGCAAGGGTTGTTGTCATCCTTTGCATAATGAACTCGAGCAACCACTTTGGAGTCAGCTACTGCTGGATTGAACTCCAATCGATAACTGTCGCCCAGTGCTGTTACACACTCAACGGGATTGCCATCATTCTTTACGGTAATAATTTTTAGTGCGTACATAGTTAGTTCCTTACATTAGTAATATTTAGACAATAAAAAAGGCCACCAGCGGTGACCTATGTTGTTATGCCTACTTGAGGCGGGTTTTATCATCTCTGTATCACCGCCATCTCTCTGGCGACAAACGTATCATCATTAACGCGGCTAACGCATATGCCTACCGGCGACCGATTTAGCATCTCTACCAGTCTGTCTTTACTGACTACATCAGCCTTCCCTTCACAGGTAAAACCTTTGCTCTTGGATAGCGGGATGGTATTTGTTCCGCTGCCTTTATTGCCGCCATTAATAGTCCAGTTTAAAGCACCAATAATGCACACCACACCGATACCCAACACCATAAATACTGTCTTCGCACCATTGGAAAACTTCACGCTGAGTTCCTTCCCAAAATAAAAGCGAAGATAACAGCATGAAGAATATGGTTAAAATTGGTTGTATAGATCAATTATCGTTTATCGATCGTTCAAAACGATCGGTATTGCAAAGGTATTACGTTGGTATCTAAGGATTCACTGTTGCGACGTAATCATAGATGCGTTCACAGGTTCGCCCGGCGCTATAAGCGCGGTCAGCCTCTTTTGCATACTCTCTTGCTGCTTCGTTTGATTCGCTGAGCAACTGGGTAAGCAATATGATGGCTTGGGACTTTGACGCGCTTGAGCTGGCAGCACTGGAAAGCTTGCCGGTTTCACTGTCTGCAAATTGGCGCTTGAGTTGTGAGAGTTGCCCCCGCAACCCGTCAGCAGAACGCTTAGCATTAATAGCATCAACTTGAAGCCGTTTGTTATCTTCGTCTGCATCTTTAACCGCCTGATTTGCTGCCTGTTGTCTGCGTTGCTCTTCTGCTCGTTCGTCTGCCTGTCGCTGTGCTAGAGCATCAGAATCATCTTTATCACGCTGCGCCCATCTCAATTGCCAAGATTTATCAACCTGATGGTATTTATCGCGGTAATGACTAGCTATTCTTACAGCGACGACCAACGCCACCAACAGCAAGCCTATTGCCATCATTCGCCAACTGAAATTGATATTCATACCAACAGCGCCGCCCGCGCTTTGTTGTAACGTATCTTGCGATCATCGATACCGTTCAGTCCGCCATTAATAATCTGCGTCACTCGGTAAACGTCAGCACCATAAGCCATGCAGCCTTTTGAGGTGTAGAACCACGCCGCCGAACGTGCAGCTTGTAGCTCTAGCTCGAGCAACTCTGGCTTGGTCACTAAATCAAGCTTTAGCGCTGCGCCGCATGCGCGATAGTTATCAAGTCCGGTAATCTGGATAAGGCCGCGGCCTCGATACTTCCAACCATCGCCGGAGGCTTTATTACCTAAACGATTTGCGTAGACCAAATTGGCGATCGCATCTTGTCGAGCGGATTGCGCTGTCGTTCGTCCGAGAGCATTGGCCTGCTGCTGAGTAATACGCTTACCAAATACCGCCACCAAAGCACCCGGTGTGTAATTCAGTGATTCAGCAACCTGCCGGAAACCACCAGACTCATGACCAACTTGAGCAATAAACATCGCCTGATCGGTTGCCGCCGTAATACCAAATTCTTTCATTGCTGCATCGATGTGCGGAAACCAACGCGCAGCTAATCCGGCGCTAATATCAGCCGCCTTTTGAAAATCACCCTCTTGCATGATGATCACTCCGTCGAAAAATATTCATCACATTGCCGCGCGATAAGAACAGCGATACGCATAACGTGATATTGATGATGGTTTCTGCAAAATCAGCCTGAACGTAAGCGCCAGAGATTATGCGTATCGTGACAGCAGAACAGGCCACAATGAGTAAGTAGGCAAACGCCGAACCGATCAGATTATGACGGCTTACGCCCCGCTTAAATGTCAGGAGGCGCGCTGCAATCAAAAAGCAGGTGATAGCGTTGATATTCAATAACAGGATATTGAGTGTCACTTACCACCCCCTCTGAAATTAAACGTTGGGTTTTTGGCGCGGGAAATTACTGCAATTAAAATCCACACGATGGTTGCCGATGAGACTAAGGCTCCAATGGGCTTTTCTACAGTCACTGATTCAGGCGCTATCGTGCTGAGGACTGAAGTTGAGAAATTCGCCGTCAATACACCGAGCACAAATGCCACAATGAAAAACGCCAAGCGCTTCCAGATAGGAAACTCAGTAGCAGATAAAACAAAAACAACGGCGCCGGCAAATGCACCGA